GTTTATCACTGCTAGTCGGGCTGAGCTACCTTGGGTTAAGCGTTGCGTCAACATTAACCAACTATGGTGGGATGCAGCCACCAGACAAGTAAAAGAAGCCCTCCTTGAAGGAATCAAGAAAGGAGACATCTGGCTCAACAAAACCAAGGTTGACAAAAATGGAAATCGAATCCGGGGTAACGTTTGCTTGGAGGTCTATCTGCCCTCACGAGGTACCTGTCTACTTCAACATGTTAACCTCGGCCAATGTGAACTCGATGACATTCAAGGTGCGTTTGTTCACGGAATGTCCGAACTGTGCAGTCTTCACGGAAAGACAGATGTTGGATCTAGCGGAGAATACCTCCCTTCAGAGACAGATCGCCAAGTCGGTCTCGGATTGCTGGGTCTCGCAAACCTCCTCCGACGTAACGGAGTAACGTATAAAGAGTTTGGTGTTGCACTCAAGGATCTGATCTCAGGTCAGACTGCTCAAACTCCTGCACACATCCTTGCCTCAGAGATTCGTGCAGGCATCCTCGCTGCTGCTCAGGTAGCACGATTCAATAACATGGATCGAGCCTTTGCTATTGCTCCTACAGCAAGCTGCAGCTACCGATATAAGGATCTCAACGGGTACACCACCTGTCCTGAGATTGCTCCTCCTATTGCCCGTCAGGTTGACCGTGATAGCGGTACATTTGGCGTCCAGAGCTTTGACTATGGTCCTGTAGAGATCGCGTCAGAAGTTGGCTGGGATGATTACAAAGCAGTGTGTGATGGTATTGTTACCCTGCTAGATAAGACCGGACTGTTGCATGGTTATTCATTCAACTCATGGTCAGATGTGGTTACCTATGATGAGCAATTCATCGAAGATTGGTTGGCAAGTCCACAGACTTCTCTTTACTATTCGCTTCAGGTGATGAGCGACGTTCAAGATAAGTCTGATGCCTACGCCGCATTAGATGAAGGTGACGTTGACGCATACCTGGAGTCTCTTCTAAATGATCCTGCTCCTGATTGTAATTGCGGCGAATGAACCCCTATCAAAAACTATTAAATCGTAAACGTAAATGGTCACCAGTACAGACTACGGCTGGTAAACTAGCTGATGGTGCGGAGGAGACAATCTACCGCGCCTTGGCTATTCGTCATATGGAATTGCCTGTTGGTGACTTTATCAAAGATGCTCTCAAAAATGAAGTTCCGGAAGTGGCAAGGAATCTCCTTTTGTCCAATATCAAGGACGAAGAAAACCACGACCTTGCTCTCGGTTACATCGCCAACGCTATCGGCGTTGATGAAAAAGCTGAAGCCGAAGCCAAGAAACTACGTGACGCCTGGATTGCTCATCCAGATCACACGCTCCTCAAGGCACTTGTTGCCGAGCGTGCTATTTTCTTTGTGCTCCTCCCATTCTTCAGATTTAACGGTGATGCTGGTCTCAGAACAGTAAGTGCAGACATTAGTCGTGATGAGCAAGTACATGTGGCAACGAATAGCTTGGTATGTACTGAGCTTGGTCTCTCTTGGAGTCCTTCTCTCGATAAGCTCAGGAAGGCAACCATTAATTGGGTAATTGAACCCCTAGGTAGAAGTACCTCCAATAAATATTTGGATAAAAAATTTTGGCTGGATTCCAGCGATAGCTTGATGTATCAAGGAAAAGCACCTGAGCTTTCTGACACACGTCGAGCACGAATGCCAGCGTTCTTTGAACATGCAAACCCCAATCTCCCTCAATATGCTTGAGGTCTCCGGACTTCAACTTAATGTTCTTCTCCAGCAATTGGAAGAGAATTTCCCACCACTTAATCCCCACCCGGATGATCCAACTAATCTCATAATGTACCGCTCGGGTCAACGTTCTGTTGTCGAGTGGATTCAACACCGACTTAACGAAGAGAACAATGGCTCCTAAGAAACAAAAAGCTGAAGTAAAAAAGGCTATTAAAGAAGTAGCTTCCGGTGGAGTAACTAAGCAAGAACTCCAACAAATTTCTAAGCAAACTGGTTCAACCGCTCAGCAGATTGTCCAGCAAATGGACATTATCAATAGGAATGTCAAGCAAGCTGGTGGTGAACCAACTATTGCTTTGAATTCCGGTGCTGCTAATATGCTTATTAAGCAGGCAGAAAAGCAGCCTCAATCAGGCTATGATGCTTACCTAAGCGCACTGACTGGTAAGCCGGCATATGGAACAGGTCAAATTGGGAAAACCATTCAAAGTATGATTGGTTCGCCTGGAATGTTTGGTGAGCAGCCCACCCCCGGTACTGGTATGATGATTGGCGGTACTATGATTCGTCCTGGTGGACGGGTTGCAGTTCGTCCTATGGGAGCTGCCCCTGCTATTGCTGAAACGGTAGCACCAACAGATACTACTGGTGGTGGTGGGGAAACTACTGGTGGTGATATGACTGGTGGCGAACAGTTTGACTACCAATCTATTCTGGATGCACTGGCTGGCCTGCAGCAGCCTGAGTTTGATATGTCAGCTTTGACTGATATGTTCAACACTCAGTTTGAGCAGCTTCAATCCCAGTTCCAAACTAACAAACCTCTCCAGCTTGCCCAACTTGGCCGTGCCTATGGTGGTGATGCTATCCGTGCTCGCCAGCGTATGCGTAAGACTACCCGTGACTATCGTCGTAGCCTTCCCAGTGCAGCTCTTGGTCAAGCTATTGCTAACCTTGCTATCGGTGGAGGCTTGACTCTGTAATGTCTGCTAAAGAACGTTACGATTTATTGTACGGTGATCGCACTCAATACCTAAACATTGCACGTAGAGCAGCCGATCTCACCTTGCCATATATTATCCGTGATGATGAGGAGGATTACAAAAGCGCTCGACCTTTGCCATCTCCTTGGCAATCAGTGGGCGCTAAAGGTGTAGTTACTCTGAGTTCAAAACTGATGCTTGCATTGCTCCCTCCACAAACCAGCTTCTTTAAGTTGCAAGTGGATGAGACAATGCTTGGTCAGGAATACGGACCTGGCATTAAATCAGAACTTGATCTGGCTTTTGCTAAGATCGAGCGTACCATCATGGAATCAATTGCTGCTAGTGATGATCGTGTCGTTGTACACCAAGCACTGAAGCATTTGGTTGTTGCTGGTAATGCTCTGATTTATATGGGCAAGGATGGTCTTCGGATGTATCCTCTCAATCGCTATGTTGTAGACAGAGATGGCGACGGTAACGTCATTGAAATTGTAACCAAAGAACGAGTATCTCGCAAACTTCTTGAAGGTGTTATCCCTGAGAAAAAACCAAATGAAGCTGGATTAGACAAGCGTCGTGATCGTGATGAAGTAGACATCTACACACACGTCCGTCGTGATAACAACCGTTTCATTTGGCATCAAGAAGTTGATGATGTTGTTATTCCTAAGTCCTTTGGTAAGGCACCGCTTGACGCTAACCCTTGGCTTGCCCTCCGATTCAATTCGGTAGACGGTGAGATGTATGGGCGTGGTAGAGTGGAGGAGTTCATCGGAGATCTACGCTCCCTTGAAGCACTCTCTCAGGCGCTCGTAGAAGGCTCTGCAGCAGCCGCTAAGGTTGTCTTCGTAGTGTCACCCTCCAGCACTACCAAACCCCAGACCCTGGCCGCTGCAGGCAACGGTGCGATCATTCAAGGAAGACCTGATGACATTGGTGTTGTTCAAGTTGGTAAAACTGCTGACTTTAGAACTGCCTATGAGATGGCATTGCAGCTTGAGCGTCGCATCTCTGATGCCTTCCTCATCCTGAATGTTCGTCAATCGGAGCGCACAACTGCTGAAGAAGTGCGTATGACACAACTCGAATTGGAACAGCAACTTGGTGGTCTATTCAGTATGCTTACTGTTGACTTCCTTGTTCCTTATCTGAATCGTAAGTTGAACGTCTTCCAAAAGACTGGGGAGATCCCCCGCATTCCCAAGGGTATTGTCAAACCTACCATTGTGGCAGGTATCAATGCTTTGGGTCGTGGTCAAGATCGGGAAAGCCTTAGTGCCTTCCTGATGACTATCGCACAAACAATGGGTCCGCAGGCTATCCAAACCTTTGTTAACCCTGAAGAGGTTATCAAACGTCTGGCGGCTTCTCAAGGTATTGATGTACTCAACCTTGTTAAGTCGATGCAAGATGTACAAGCTGAGCAAGCACAAGCAATGCAGCAACAGCAGCAACTTGAACTTGTTAAGCAAGCTGGTCAGCTAGCATCTGCTCCTGTGAATGATCCATCCAAATATCAACAACCAAATGAGCAACCAACCCAGCCGCAATAGTCGGCGTAAGCCTACACAAATTGAACCTGAAAGGGATGTACGTGAAGTAGAACATCCACCTACTGAAAAACCTGTACTTAAGGTAGAGACCCCTAAACCAAATAAGTACGAACCTAAGGTCAAGCTTGGTACCCCCACGCTTGGCCGTTCACCCAACTACGTAACTAAAGTTGGTCTTGGAAATCTTACAGTAACTACTGCACATGGCAACTCTGACGTATGATCCGACCCCTGCGGATCAACCGGAGTTCAATGAAGCTGAGCAAGAAGCTCTTGCCCTTGGAGAGGCTGCTGCTGCCGAACAGCAACAGCTTCTCGCTGGTAAATTTAAAGATGCTGAAGCTCTAGAAAAAGCTTACCTTGAACTTCAATCTAAATTTAGTTCCCGACAGGAAGAGTCCTCGGAAGAGGATGATAATGTGGAACCTCAAGAAGAAGGTGATACTTCTTCCAGTATCCTTGATGCTTTGTGGGAGGATGCCCAATCTGGTGAACTCTCTGAAGCAACAAAGCAACAGCTTGCCAAGATGAACCCTGCTGAAGTTGCAGCAGAGTATCTTAAGTATCGACAGCAAGTCGAAGCTAACGCAGCACCAGAAGCAGACATCAGTGATCAAGAAGTTGCTGAGCTTCGTGGTATTGCAGGTGGAGATGAAGCGTACCAAGAAATGATTGCTTGGGCATCCGACAATCTCTCACCACAAGATATTCAGCGTTACGATAATGTCATTGCTAGTGGAGACTACGATGCCATCTCGTTTGCTGTACAAGCACTATCCTCAAAATACTCTGAAGCTATGGGCGTCGAAGGTCAACTCTTTAAAGGCAAACCTGCCAGCAACACACGTGATGTGTTCCGGTCTCAAGCAGAGGTTGTAGAGGCTATGTCCGATGCACGTTATGATCGAGATCCTGCATATCGTCAAGATGTGTTTGCTAAACTTGAACGCTCTAACCTACAGTACTGATGAACGACACTAACATTTGGGCAAAGGAACCACCTATGTACACTGATAAAGATTACACCGTGCCTCACAATGAGCGTGCTGAATTGCTGAATGGACGCCTGGCTATGCTGGGTGTGATTGCAGCCATTGGTGCTTATGTTGCTACTGGTCAACTTATTCCTGGTATCTTCTAATGCCTCTAAAGAAAGGATCGTCGGACAAGACCGTCTCTGCTAACATCCGTAAGATGAAGGCAGAAGGTTATCCTCAAAAACAAGCTGTTGCTGCTGCTCTCAGCAGCGCAGGTAAATCTAAGAAAAAGAAGAAGTAAACCCGAACGGTAACATTTCCCTGCTAGTAGCGCGGATTAGTAGGGAATCTTCCTTTACGGGAACGTGTAGACGGAGATATAAAAGTTCTTCGCTATCTTATTATGATTCCTCTTCTAACTACTCTATCGGTGATTAGCTCTTGGTATGGTCCTGGATTCCATGGTAACCTTACTGCGAGTGGATCTCGATTCAATCAAAACGCCCTTACTGCAGCGCACAAGACACTCCCCTTTGGAACACAACTTCGTGTTTGTTTCAAGAGGTGTGCCGTTGTTCGGGTAACAGATCGTGGTCCCTACGTTCATGGTAGGACTCTTGATCTAAGTAAAGGTGCGGCTGATGCAATCGGTCTCACTGGTTCTGGAGTTGGACGAGTTAATGTAACACGTCTCAATTAACTTCAAACTATGACTGCAACTCTCGCAGCCCCGCGCTCTCAGGATAACTCTTGGGAGCGTTTTTGTAGCTGGATTACCAGCACCGACAACCGTCTTTATATTGGCTGGTTTGGGACATTGATGATTCCGTGTCTCCTTGCTGCCACCATCTGCTTTATCATTGCATTCATTGCGGCTCCCCCTGTCGATATTGATGGCATCCGTGAGCCCGTAGCTGGGAGTTTAATGTATGGAAACAACATCATATCGGGAGCCGTCGTTCCGAGCAGCAATGCCATCGGACTACACTTCTACCCAATTTGGGAAGCTAATTCACTTGATGAATGGCTCTACAACGGGGGTCCATTCCAACTCACAGTGTTCCACTTCCTCATTGGCATCTATGCTTACATGGGACGAGAGTGGGAACTTAGCTATCGACTAGGGATGAGGCCCTGGATCTTTGTCGCATACTCCGCACCCGTTGCTGCCGCTACAGCAGTATTCCTTGTCTATCCCTTTGGGCAAGGATCGTTTTCTGATGCTATGCCTCTCGGCATTTCAGGGACGTTCAATTACATGCTTGTCTTCCAAGCTGAACACAATATTCTCATG